CATGAGGATTCGACGGAATCGGTTCTTTCGCTCGCCACCTTGCATTCGACGGGTCATGCTTACCCCTTGGTGCTACCCTCAACTGGCGGATGGACCGCCGATAGGAGGGGTTATGGATACTGAAGAGCGGCTAGCGAAACTTGAGGCTGAGGTGATCGTGCTTCGGCGTTATCTGCGGGCAGTGATGTCGACCTATCCGCCTACGCAGCGAATCGTTACGATGTTCAACGACACTCAGCGTCAGATGAACCAGGACGCTAATTCGATGGACGAGCCACAGGCTCAGGCGTTGCGGGATGCGAATTCTGCTTTCGCGCAGAACCAAATCCCCAAGTTTGGCCTTCTAGCATCTCCGCCTGGAACTTGACGGACATCAGGTCGCACTCGATGGCATTCAGCCTTTTATCGAGTGCGACCTTCTCCAGCTCATGCTTGCTCGGCTTGTTCAGCCAGTCACGGATTGCGGTGCGGATGTTCATGCAGCCTCCAGAAGCATCGAGGCCAAACGCCCGATGCGTAGGTGATCGGTGTCTTCGAGGATGTCGGTCATGTCGCGGTACTGCCGAAGCAGCCGACTTCCGACGAGTGCACAGAACGGGTCGACGAACCACTTCGGGACGCGGCGATGGCCGGAACGGATGCGGCTGATATAGCCCTCCGACCGGCCAAGAGCTGCGGCGACATAGGCAAGCTTCAGTCCCTTCGCCTCCATGCACACAGCCACGGCCTGCGCCTCAGATTCGAGCTGGCGCACGACCTTGATAGGAGCTTCCTTGGGCTCCCGTACAACACCAAAGGGCAACCTCAACTTGCCCTGCTTGTCATCGCTTTCCATGGTTTGCCTAGAGTTGCCAAAACGGTTTGGAGCTAAATAAAGGGCATGGAAACCACGCCCTTGGATGGCCCTAAGTCTAGTCCACTGAACTGGATGGAGTCAAGCACTCTAGACTCACCGACCACTAGCATTCGCCCCATGAACAGCATGGGTGAACGGCTGCAGGCCGCTTTGACGTTTAGAGGAAGGGATGCCCCCTGGCTTATCGCCAAAATTGGCATGTCCAAAGGGACCGTCTACAACATCCTCGATAACACCACGAAGCCGGAAAAGGTTCGTGGATCTACGATCGCGAAGATATGTGACGCGTTAGCTATTAGTGCGGAGTGGTTGCAGTTTAACCGAGGCGAGATGGCTGCCGCCGCGAATGGCTATATAAAGCCAATCTCAAACCATGATGCGACGCTCGTTGACACTCCCTCCACAAGGTCAGTTCAGATCGTGGGGGCCGCCGTTGTGGACGAGAATGGGTTCTGGAAAGAGCTTCAAGAGTCAGCTGGCAATGAGTTCTATGCAACTCATACCGATGACCCGAATGCGTTCATCGTGAGAATCGCCAGTCGAAGGTATGCGCCAGCCATTCGAGCCGGACAAGGCGTATTGGTCGAGCCTGGTGCCATCCCCAAGCTGGGACGGATGGTCCTTGTCACAATGGTGGACGGTCGGCACGCCATTAGGGACTACCATAGCCACGAGCATGGCATATGGGTCTTCACGAACATGCTCGATGCAAACGATTTTCTAGAGATACCAGATAAGGATGTACTCAGGGTGGAATCCATTAGGTATCCGCTCTGGCTTGATTGATCCAGCAATCAAACGGGGGAGCTAAGATGGGAAAGATCTTAATCACTTCGGCATGCATCGCACTGCTCTGTGGGTGCGCCATGACGTCAAAAGTAGTGCCCATTGGACCCGATACCTACATGGTATCGAAGCAGGCCAGTACAGGATTCAGCGGAACGGGCACAGTAAAGGCTGAAGCCGTGGAGATAGCCGGCAACTACTGCTCAAAACAAGGCAAAACCATGCAGGTGACGCACACCGAGGAATCGAGGCCGCCATACGTTTTTGGAAACTTTCCTAGGGCCGAAGTTCAGTTCATGTGCCTAACTGCTGGCGACCCAGAGCTGTCACGCCCCAAAATGCGCACAGACAATTAATGGTGCAGCGATGAACATTGGAAGATTCATCGCTGCACTAATTTTTTCTCTCGCACCCATCGCACTTTCTGCCCAGAACGCCACCACTCAGAAGACTGGTGAGGATCTATACACTGCCCTAAAGCATGTCGTGGATGATGTGGATGGTGTGCAGCGTAGAAGCACCCATCTAGACGACATGGATGAGACCTGGGCACTCGGATACATTCTTGGCGTGCGCGATGGAGCGGCATTCGGCCTGGCATCTACGGGAGCCAACACCGCCTGCTTCTCGGACAAAATGTCCGCCCAAGCCCTGGCCAGGATTGCTATCAGGGTGATTGACGACGAGCCGCAGCTGCGCGGCAAGCCGGCATTCCTAGCCGTAGCAGCCACGCTGCTTAAGGCGTACCCCTGCCTCAAGCGTCAAAACTGAACAAAAGCTAAACACAGTTCACTGAACTAGACCGGCTCGGTCTAGTTCTCTTGACATTCGAGTTCAGAGTAATAGACTTTCTCTCCAACGCCGGACGCCATGCCCGGCCTAGGAGGAAGCCATGGTTGCCGCAGTTTTCAGCTCCGCGCAGATCCCTGCCCGTAGCGCTTACGCCGCCGAGATCTCGGTGAGCGGTTTCGACAACGGGACCATCAACCTGAGCGTCCGCTCGCTCGGTTCGTCCCACACCACTTTCATGGACGTCACGGGTGCACTGGCGCTTGCTGAGGCCATCACCAACGCCGCTAACCGCGTCGCCCAGGTGCAGCCATGAACGCCTACTACGTCGCCGAGCGTGTCGGCACGGAGTATCGCGGTGAAGTGGTCGACGCCAAGACGCACCGGACCATTCTCGTCACCTCCCACAACTACGCCGACAAGACGGTAGCGGAGTGTGCTGCGAAGAAGATGTGGGAAGAGGCGCAGGAGGCGATCGTATGAGCGCGCAGATGCAGAGGGTGGGTGGCTTGGACGTCGTGATCGACATGTGCGGTCAGCGTGACCGTCTCAATCACAACATCCGGTTCTTGTGTGAAGCGTTCGGCTGGGAGCAGCTTGCCGGCGCCGGCCTCAGGTGTGAGGCGTTGGTTCGCTGCCGCAGCGAGATGAACATCGGGATTCTCGAAGCCAAGCGGATGGTTGACGAGTACATGGCCCTTGTTGCGGAGGGCCTGGCGTGAATATCAAAGGCTTCCTTTCCCGCATCGCCGCGAAAAGTGAAAGCGAAGACATGCGGGCGGCCATTGCCGACCTCATGTTCAAGATGGAAATTTCCGGAGTTCACTGGCGAAAAGATAGCGAAGTCTCCGAGGCCTTTGACCGGCTTGCTGAAGTGCTTCGCGCCGGAGGTGCCGCATGACCACCGACCGCACCCTTTCGTACTACGAGACGCTGGCAAAGGCGGCGGCGGCACATCCGCGCGGCTCGGTCGTTGGCCGACTGGCGGCGCGACCGTATCAGCCCGGAGACGTGACTCCCAAGGTCGGAACCATGACCCTGGTTTCCGGCGCCAATGCCGATGTCGAAAGCGACCAGCATCGCAGCTATGGCTGGTGCCAGGTGATCGGCTACTCGGATGACCTCCAGTTCGTTTGCCTTCAGACACCCGGCTGCTGGCCGACTGTCGAACGCATGGCGAACTGCTGGTTTGCCAAGATTCCTGATCCTGGCAAGAGGCAGGCGGCCGGGAAGCCCGTCGACGTCCGTAGCGTGATCGCCACGGTGATCGCCGACCTCCGCGCCTCTGGCGACACTGGCATGGTGGAGAACCTGCTGGAGGCGGATGCGGCGATTGCGAAGGAGGCCATCGTCTCGGACGACCTCCTGAAAGCCGCCATCCAGGTTTGGGCTGCATGCCGCAATGGCACCGAGCCAGACCTGATCGAGCTGGCTGACAGCATCGATGCTGCTGGCGGCAAGGAATTGCGTAAGGCCGCGCTCGCCGGGAGCACGCCATGAGCGACCATGCGAAGGAGGCAACTTCCATTACTACCCATTGGGTGATTCTGATCGGCGGTGGCTATGGCGCTTTCCTCCATGAGGGAGCCGAGGCCGAAGCTGAGGAAATGCGGAGCCACAAGTCGCGCTGGGAGCGCGCTGTCGGCAAGAAGCGCCCAGCCACCGATGCCGAAATCAAATGCGGCATCGCTTCGGATTGCTGGAACCATCCTGGATTCAACAACCGCATGGTCTATACGGACTGCGATTGTCCAGATGACGACTGCGTTGCTGATGCGATGGAGCGCAGAGGGAGCACGCCATGAGCGCCCAACTACGACTCATCCAGGGCGATCACCAGATCAACATCGGCAAGCTTGACCGCTGCTATCGCGCCAAGGTTGCGCTTCCCAACGACGGCTTCGTGCGCCTGATCGACTACGTTGGACCGTGGTACGGCTGGAAGCAGATCGACACGGAAGCATCCGTTGCAACGTGGAAGACCAAGAAATGAACGCGGTTCTTTCACTCGGGATCGGCGACTTCCACGACCGCGAGCGTGATGTCCGCGAAGCTGCGGACGAGGCGATTGAGCGCGAATCGGCCGAGTTGTACGCAGATGACCAGGAAGTGAGCGAGGCGCTGTGTGACTTCCTCTCCTACCTGCGCGGCCATCGCAACGATCCCAAGGTTTTGGAGGCCATCAATGCGCTACGCGATGGCGATCACCTTCACTTCGGCACTCTCTGCGCACAGGCTGTGGACAAGCGGCTGGACCAGAAGGCTGAAGACAACATCACCGACCGCAAAGCTTCCATTGAGCCGTACTGACCTATGAAAACCATCAAACAACTACTAACCACGTTTCTGGCTATCGACATCCCGCTTCTGATGGTCATCTGACGGCGTGATACGTGGCACTAGCTGCTGGTGACCCTCCTGCGCCGGCCCGGCGGCGTAACAGCAGCACCGGGACTTATTTCCTGTAGAGGCGACATGACAAACAACGACTACGCATCCGAGCAGTTCCCGCCGGATGACGACGAGATTGAGGATGAGGGCTAGGCATGAATCTCAACAGCGAAACCATTGACCTGATTGTGCCCGCGCTCATCAAGGCAAGGTCGAAGTTTAAGGCGGCTGTAAAGGACGCCAAGAACGACCAGTTCAAGAAGAACGGTCAGGGATCGGGCTACGCCACGCTTGATTCCGTGATTGATGCGGTGACAAATGCTTTTCTGGAGAACGGCATCTATTACACGCAGCAGACGGACATCGTGGACGCTCGTACGGTCCTTTACACCCGCTTCCTTCACAGCAGCGGCCAGTGGATCGGTGGGTGCTACCCCGTGCATCCGGTCAAGAACGATCCGCAGGGCGAGGGTTCGGCGCTTACCTATGCCCGTCGTTACGCGCTGATGGCTCTGGCTGGCATCGCTCCTGAAGACGATGACGGAAACGCTGCAGCCAAAGCTGCGAAGCGCCAGGGCGACAACACGCTTTCTGGTCAGCCGCGTTCGGGGGTGTGGAACGACTACACCAACGAGCATCGCGAAGAACTGGAAAAGCTCGCGGCCAACATCGGCGAGTACATGGACATGAGTGATGTTCAGGGGGCTCACGAAGCTGTGGCGAATCGCGGACTGGATACCGACCTGAAAGCAGCCCTGTGGGATTTGCTTCCCAGTGGTACGCGTTCGGCACTCAAGAAGCACGCAAACATGGCTAAGCAAGCGGAGGCAGCATGACCAAGCAGTACGACAACACCAATAAAGGCGTCCTATTCCTCAATGATCGCAAGGAGCAGGACAACCATCCTGACCGCAAGGGTTCGATCAACATCGACGGCAAGGAATATTGGCTGTCTGGCTGGGATAAGCAGACATCCAAGGGTGACACGATCAGCCTGAGCGCTCAGCCTAAAGAACAGCAGGCCAAAGGCGGCGGACAGCAGCAGCGCAACAACACACAGCGCAGTGCTCCGCCGCCGGCCGACAACAGCTTTGAAGACGACGACTTGCCGTTCTGACGAGTCGCAAAACCAACATCACACGCAGGAGCACGTATGAGCACCAAGATCCTTGCCGTTAGCGGCGGCTTCTATTTCTTCGGCACCGAAGTGCAGGCACAGGAGGGCTATATCGCCCTGAAAAAGGCCGCGATGTTCGGCGGTTTTGGCGGCGGCAAAGGGCTCCCCGGCGTGGCACGCGGCGACAAGTCGGCCACGGTCACGCTGGATCGCTTCGACGCTGACGAGGAACTTCTTTTCCCCGTCACGGCAGTGTTCGCGATTCTTCCTGCCATCGACCTGTACGCCTTCAAGGGCACCACGCTGCGCTGATCCTTTGGCACAAGGGAGAATGCCATGAATCACCTGTTTTCGCCCGATGTTCCTATCCTTCTGATCGGCCCGCCGGGCGTGGGGAAGACCGCCAGCGTTCAGGCGCATTTCGATCACGCCGAGGTCGTGCTTACGTCCACCCTTGTGGAGGAAGACATTGCCGGTCTGCCGTATCGCGAAGGCGAATACGATTACCGGACTATTCCTTCGATCTTCCGTCGCCTGCAGGAGGCCTCCGACAAAGGAAAAAGCACCGTCCTGTTCCTGGATGAGCTGGACAAGGCCCGTCGGGCGGTGGCAGACACGCTGCTGACATTGGTCGCCTCGCGCCGAGTTGGCGGTGCATCCCTTCCCGAAAGTACGTGCATTGTCGCCGCGGCCAATCCTCCTGAGTTCGGCGGTGGTGATGGAATAAGTGACGCGATGATGTCGCGCTTCTCCGCCATCGACTATGTGCCCGATGTGTGCGCCTGGTCCGATTGGGCTGACAAGCAGTTCGCCTCAAACGAGGCCAAGATGGTTATTTCCTCGGTACGAAATGGCGAGCTTGCCATTTTCGACATGGTTGGCGAAGGCCTGTCTAAGCGAATCACCACGCCACGTACGCTGACCATGGCCCTTAAGGTTCTGGAGCGTACCGGAACCGATGAGGGTTTCGACTCGATCATGCGCGGTCTTCTCACGCCGGCATCCGCTAGCCAGATCCTTCATATCGTCACGCATACGCGCAATGAAGTGATGAATCACTCGATCATGAATGCGCGAAGTGGTGTTTCGAAGAACAAGAGCCGTCCTGTCCTCAGGGTGTAACCATGCAACTGACAGCCGCCCCTATCGTCCGTCAACCCATGCATGTGGTGGGCGCTCCTGGAAAGACGGACTTTGTCCGAATCTACCTAGCCTCTGAGCTGAATAAGTCCGAGTACAGGACGACGCTCAGGCATGAGCAGGGACATGTCTGGTCAGCCCATAACCGTCGACGTCCCAAGGAGGCCATACAAGATCTTTGGGTGATCGCCTGCGAGATGGAGATAGCCAGGACGATCTATGACCAGATGGATATCGACAATATCACTGCTCCGCGCTCCCGCTTGGCTGGCGGTTATCTGCCAGGATCGATTAAGGGACTTCCGGATGATGTGGTGTTGGCCGAGGACATCTACGAGTGGCTTGTCAACCATCCAGAGCAAAAGCCTTCCATGCAGTGCTGCGGCTGCGGAATGGGCGAAGGTGATGTTGGTGAGTCGGAAGATGTGGATGGCGAATCGGCATCTATGGCTGCCAGAGAGAAACTGGATAGCGACGAGAGATTGAGGGAGTCGCAGGTGGCGGCCGAGGCCAGTTACGCCCTGCTTAAGAATCGTACTCCCTCACTTACTTGTGCTGTGGATGCCGCCTTGCGTGTCCGTATCGAGCGTGAGCGGTCTTATAGGCGCCCATCTCGCCGGCATGACAATGTGTCCATGCTTCCTGCTGGAAGCATCTCCACCCCACGACCGCCGCTTGTCGAGATTTTCGTGGATCGGAGCGGTTCGTTCACACCTAAGAAGACGCGTATTGCGGAGCAGAGGCTTAAAGAGCTTCTCGCAAGGTATGGGTCATCCATTCGCTCTGACGTGTGGTTCTTCGGCGATGGCAAGCTTTCGGACAAAGACTACGGTGGTGGTGGTGATACGCCCTATCAGCTGATTCCTGTGCACCTGCAGAGCACTAAGCCGAAGCTGGCAATCATCATCACCGATGATGATCCGGTGTCAGACAAGATTGGTCAGGTTGATCGATCAACCAGTGTTATTTGCGTCCCCATTGGTTGCGACGGCACCAACCTGGCGCGCGCCATCCGCGGCACCGATGTGGCGCAAACCTAATGAAGTACCCGAAGGGCGACGGCAACGGCAACGGCAACGGCAACGGCTACGGCTACGGCTACGGCGACGGCGACGGCTACGGCTACGGCGACGGCTACGGCGACGGCTACGGC